ATATTGGAGTATCGTATGACAAGTCAATTAAATGTAGATACCATTGTAGATAAAGCAGGTAGTGGTGGCACAAATGTTAAGATAGGTAATACGTCTACTTATGTATCTGATGGTGGTGCAACGACACAAAATACTGTGCAAGGGTTGGCGAAAGTGTGGTGTAACATTGACGGAACTGCCGTAGATGGTACTGCAGACTTAACAGGAGTTAACGATAGTTTTAATATAGCTTCAGTTGTTGATAATGGCATAGGTGACTATACTTATGCTTTTCAAAATGTTATGAGCAATGCTAACTATTCTTTTTCAGCAGCTGTGAGAGGAGATAGCACAAGTAATGACAATATTTTTAATGCAGACCAAGCACATAGTTTTTCTGCCTCACAATTAATAATGAGAAATAGAGATGCAGGAGCAGTGAGAGATTCAGAACAGGCTTGTATTCAAGTATTCGGAGATTTAGCATAATGGCAAACGGAACAATAGCATTTGATACATTAACAACATCTGATTCAGTAAAGTCTGGTACAGAGAAGTCTATTGATACAAGTTATATTTTTAATGGTGTAGCAAAAGCGTGGATGTCGTTGAATGGGTCAGGCACTATAGCACTTCACGATTCTTTTAACACTACAACTACAACAGATAATGGGAATGGAGACTATACTCAAACTTATACTAATGTTATGAACAATGATGATTATTCAGTTGTAGGCTCAGTTAGGGCACAAAGTACAAGTTACTTAAATGGTTTTATGGTTGGTAATACTAATAGTGGAGACAAAAGTGCTTTTATATCCACATCTAGCGTGAGAATGACAACAAACTATGCAGCAGGTTCTTCTGCTAGAGAAGATAGAAGTATTGTGAACACACAAATTGCAGGAGATTTAGCATGACAATAAAAACACCAAAGTTTCAAGGAACACATTTATGGGAAAGATTGTGTTGGGCAAAAGAGAAATTAGAAGGTATACAATCAGAGTATCGTGTTGTATGGGAAGACCCTGAAGAACCTGATTCACCTGCTAAGATAACTGTACCTGACCCCAACTGGTTGGCTTGTGCATTGCAAGGTGGCATACTACCACCTGTAGAAGTATATTGGGCATTAGCAGAAGATGAAGCAAAGCCTGACTTTAAAAAACATACTAGAGGTTATTTGCTACACAATACTAAACCTATTGAAGCAATGACAGAAGAACAAGCAATAGAATACTTAATTATGAAAGACATACCACAAAGAGTATGGAGAGAATATCAAAAAGCTAATAAACCAAGATTAGTAATTTGTAAAAAGAATCAGCTTCCAAGCACAAGAGAGTGGCGAAACGCTTGGAAAATTGATGAAGAAACAGTAGCCACTCATAAGGCAGCATAAAGGAGAACACAATGCCAACAACATATATAATGGATAAAGATGGTAAAACAGTTGATGCTTCAACAGTAACTAAGCCATCTGATAGACATTTCAGAGGAGCTTGGACATTAAACGGAAAAGTTATTTCTGAAGATATGACTGAAGCTAAGAAAATCTTTCAAGATAAGATTAGAGAAGTCAGACAACCACTACTAGAAGCAGAAGATGTAGTGTACATGAAAGCATTAGAAGCAGATGATGCAAGTGCAAAGACTGCAAGTGTAGCTAAAAAGAAAGCACTTAGAGATGCACCTGCAGCTAAAGCTATATCTGATGCAGACACAATCGCAAAGCTCAAGGCAGCTTGGGATACATCTGTATTAGGTGACAGTCCATACGCATAAGGAGTAAAGCATGGCTTTAACTAAAGTTGTTGATGGTGGTACTAATTTTACCAATGTAGCTTCACTGACTAAATTACTAGATGCAACGATATCAAGTCCAGTAGCTCAATACGATATAGATTCTACTTACATTAATTCTACTTATGACTCTTATGAAATAGAATATGTACTTAGATGTGTAGCAGACAATAACCATTTATATGCAAGAGTTTTTGTTGATGGTACTGTTCAAACTGGTAGCATTTATAATGTTACAATTAGTTCACAAGGCGACACTACAAATGATGCTGATGCTACTTCTCAAACAGCATTTAGATTAAATAGATTTTCTGTTGGAAATGAAACTGGTGCTTTTATAGGTGGTAGAATGAGATTACAAAATGTAAACTCAACATCTTTTTCATACTTTCATACTGGAATGGGAATATCTTGGCGTTATGATTCAGCACAATATACTGGAACAAGTTATTCGGGTTCATTATCTTTAGCTAATAGAACAGATGTTGTAAATGGTATACGACTTTATTATGCAAGTAATATTGAAAGTGGAACAATTAAAGTATATGGGGTTTCATAATGTCTGATAAATTTAAAATGGTAAATGATAAGTTGGTTAAATTAACTTCTGAAGAAATATCTCAATTAAAAAAAGATGAAGAAGAGAATAAAAAAATTTTAGAACAAGAAAAAAAACAACAAGAAAATAAAGAGTCTGGTAAGAAAAAACTAAAAGATTTAGGTTTAACAGACGATGAAATTATAGCATTGATAGGTGTATAATGGGATATATAGGTAAATCACCCACTAATGGAGTAAGAAACAGATTTGTATATCAGGCTACTGAAGGTCAAACATCTTTCAGTGGTAGTGATGCAAACTCTTTAACATTAACCTACACAGACACTTTATATATGGATGTGTATCAGAATGGTGTGTTACTCAAAGCAGGAACAGATTATGCTGCAACAACAGGAACAAGCGTTGTATTAGTACAAGGTGCAAGTTTAAATGACCACGTAGAAATGGTTGTTTACGATGTGTTCTCCGTAAACGAAACTTACACTAAAACTGAATCAGATAACAGATATCCATTCTTAGGTAACAACAGTATCATCAGAACAAACGGACAAACTATAAGTGCAGATATAACAATTAGTTCAACAACCAACGGATTATCTGCAGGTCCTATAACACAATCAGCGACAGTTACTGTTAATGGATATTGGAGTATTGTATGACAAGCCAACTAAATGTAGATATCATAGCAGATAAGGCAGGTACTGGACCTGTAGGATTAAATAAACAACACGCTGCTAAAGCATGGATTCATATTCCTGATGGTGCAGGAAGTATTAACGATAGTTTTAACATAACTAGTTTAGATGATGATGGTACAGGAGACCATGGGATAAACTATACAAATTCAATGGGTAGTGCAAACTATTCTATTACAGGTGGTATTGGTGATGATGGACATGCATCAATAGTTATGAACGTAGATATAACTGAAACAACACAAGCTGCAGGTTCAGTTGACTTTGAATTTGTCTATACTAATGCAAGTTATAATAGAGAAAATTTTGATGCTATTGGTTATTTAACAATTCATGGAGATTTAGCATAATGGCAAGTATATTAAAAGTAGATAGCATAGGAAAAACATCTGGTAGTACACAAGATACTATGGAAGGATTAGCTAAAGCGTGGTATGTATTTGATGGTGGCAGAACAACTGGCACAACTTCTATAGAGGATGATTTTAACATAACTTCGCTTGTTGACAATGGTACAGGTGATACTACTCTTACTTTTACTAATAATATGAATAGTTCTACAACATATACTGTTGTTAATTCTTGTTTTATTACCAGTTCTTCTGCTGATATTAGTGGTTGTATAGAAAGAACAACTTCTACACACACTGTTCAAGACAACCACGATGATGGAGGAGCAACAGACATGGAAAGAACATACGGAACAGTTCATGGAGATTTAGCATAATGGCAAGTGAATTAAGAGTAAATACATTAAAAGATGCGAGTGGTAATAATAGTATTGCTACGAGTTTTGTAGCAGGTGGAAGTGCTAAACTGTGGTGTCATTGGACTAATAATACTAGCTCTGCAGGAGATGGTACAACACTTGATTCTTTTAATGTTGGCACATTTACTGATGTAGGAAATGGAGCATCTAGATTTGCTTTTACTTCTAACATGGGCAATGCTTCTTATGCAGTTTTAACTGGAGGTATGCACGATGGAGGTAATACCTTTGCTGATGTGTATCTTGACCACGATGCAACTCCTACAACTTCTCAATTTGACGTAGATATACTTCAACCTTTTTCTGGTTCAGGGGTTAGAGTAGATGATGGATTGTGGTCTGTTTCAGTAAATGGAGACTTAGCATGAGTAAAGCAGCAGAATTAGCAAAGATGGGTGAAGTCCTAACCAATTCACAGATTGGTGGGAGAAGGAATATTATCATCAATGGTGCAATGCAAGTGGCACAGAGAGGTACAAGTGCATCAGGTCTTGGGGGTACTAATAACGATTATCAAACTGTAGATAGATTTAAAATTATTGGGGGAACAGCGATATCAGGAAGAGTTACAATGTCTCAATCAGATAGTGGTCTAAGTGGATTTAAAAAATGTTTAAAACTAGACGTTACTACAGCAGATACATCTATAGGTGCAAGTGAACTATTTGGTCTTGTTACAGCTATTGAAGGGCAAGATTTACAACAATTAAAAAAAGGCACATCTGATGCTGAACAAATAACTGTATCTTACTATGTTAAAGGAAATGCAGCAGCTAACTACACGTTTGAAATATCTGATGCAGATAACACAAGACACAATACACAAAGTTTTAGTGTTACTAGCGACTGGACAAGAGTAGTTCACACTTTTGCAGCAGATACTACAGGAGCTTTAGACAACGATAATGCGACAAGTTTTTCACTAGCTTGGTGGCTTCATGCAGGTTCAAATTTTACCAGTGGAACATTTACAGAAAATACTTGGGCATCAAGAACAAGTGCAAATAGAGTAGACAGTAATGATACATCTATCTTTGATAGCACAAGTAGAACTTTTGAAATTACTGGGGTTCAAATGGAAGTAGGCTCTACTGCCACACCATTTGAGCATAGGTCACCTGCAGAAGAACAACAATTATGTTTTCGTTATTGTAGAAACTTTGATGTGCATAATTTAGGAAGAACTAGAGATGGTGATACAGGTTATTCAAATGTAATAGTATTCCAACCCCCAATGAGAGCAACCCCAACATTAAAAAGTGGTGCAGATTTTGTTATAAACGCTGGAAGTGGTGGGTCACCTCAGATATACTCTGGTGCTACAGGTCTTGAGCCTAATAATGAAACTATTATTATTAGAAATTCAAGTGCAAATTGGACTTCAAATACTTTTCATCAACTTATTGATGCAACCTTTGAAGCAGAATTATAGGAAGTAATTATGTATAAAAAAATGTATGAACCGAATAGTGAAGCAGGGACAATATCAATTCATCCTTTTTATATTTTAAAAGATAATGGTGACCAAATACCAAAAGACCCTGATAACACTGATTATCAAGAATTTTTGAAGTGGGAAGCAGAGGGAAATACCATCGGTGATGCAAAGCTAAATGATGCTTTACAAGCACAGGTTAAAGCAGGAACATTAAAAGTAGCAGACTAAACATGGAAATAGATGCAATGTTATTTTGGAACATCATTCTAACTATGGTCGTTGTACCATTCGGTTGGGCATTCAACAAGATGTTTGGTGAAGTAAAAAGATTACAGATATTATTAAATAAGACACGAGAAGAGTATGCACGTAAAGATGATGTCAAAGAAGATATGCACGACATCATGGATGCAATGAAAAGATTAGAAGATAAATTAGATAAGATATTAATTGGAGCTAAATAGTGGCAACATTACGACAACTACCATCTGAAGGTCAGAAGGCTATTGCCAAGTCTTTGGGTTTTACAGGAGATGTAAAAGATTTTCCTAAATATTTAATGCAAAATCAAGATGTTGCAAATAGATATTCTCAGTTAGAAGATGCCTTTCAAAAGCAACAAATGTTTGCTCAACAAAGAAGAATGGGTATGGCAGAAGGTGGTATGCCTATGGGTAGATTTCAACAACTGCAACAAACTCAAGGTGTTGGTGGCTATATAGCACCACCTAGAATGTCTTTTCAAGAAGGTGGCACTACAACTACAACTGTGCCTACTACAACTATTCCTAACCCTGATGCAGAAAAAAGTCCGATTGATTTTGACCCAATATATACAATTCCTACTCCAATGCCACCTATTATTGAACCACCTTTTCCACCAACACCACCTGCACCTGAAGAGCCAACTACAACTAAGAGTTTTGAGACACTTCCTACTAAGGAACAACCTGTAGCTACTTTTCCTAAAAAGACAGTTCCTGTTATAGACCAAAATCCAACATTAGAGGATGGCTCTGCTAATCCTAACTATGGTCAACAGGTCGTAGATGCAGAGGGTAATCCTATGACACAAGAGCT